CAGAAAGCCGAGCGTGAGTAATGGCCCGAAAAAGATCCCTAACCAAGATCAGAGCCGAGGCCGAACTAAGGCGGCATCGTGTTCTCCAAATGATTCTGGCAGGTGCGACCCAAGCGCAGATATCCGCATCTGAATCCGTTTCCAGATCAACTGTTACATTGGATCTTTCGCGGGTTCTTTCCGACATGGCGAGACTGCATGATGGGAAGGCCAACGAAGTGCGCGGCCTTCAAATGGAACGACTGAATGCCCTGCTAATGCGACAATGGCCCCGCGCCATGCAGGGTGACGGTCCGGCAACAGATCGGGTTCTCAAGATCATGGATCGGATTACACAGATTCAAGGGATCATACCGGACAAGCCCCTAATCTCCGTAACGCAACAAAACCTGCAAGTTAACCAACCTTTCACGTTTACGATCTCGGAGTCTAATCTTGACGACGGCGACAAGGACATACATAAAGCCTCGGCTTTATCCCAAGCAACATAACGCGATCTTTTCTCCGGACCGTTACGCGGTTATCGAAGGCTCGACGAAGTGCGGAAAGACCGTGGCGTGTCTCTCCTGGATTTTAGAAAGGGCGATGGAAGGAAAGGATGGGCAGGTTTTCTGGTGGATAGCCCCTGTGTATCCGCAAGCCAAGATTGCTTTCCGGCGTTTGAAACGCGGCCTTCCTCAAGACGTGTATGTTGCCAACGAATCGGAACTAACCATCACCCTCTTAAACGGCGCCGTCATAGCTTTCAAAACTGCCGAAAAACCAGACAATCTCTATGGTGAAGATGTCTACGCCTGTGTAGTGGATGAGGCAACGAGGGCGCGAGAGGAATCTTGGTTCGCAATTCGGTCCACGCTTACCGCAACGAGGGGGCCGATTCGTATTATAGGAAACGTAAAGGGCCGGAGAAATTGGGCCTACCGTCTTGCACGTCGTGCAGAGAATGGGGAGAAGGAATGGCACTACGCGAAGTTAACGGCGTTCGATGCGATAGAGGCGGGGATCGTTGAAAGCGCCGAGATTGAGCAAGCAAGATTCCAACTGCCGGAGTCTGTCTTTCGGGAACTCTACCTAGCCGAGCCTTCCGATGATGGCGGCAATCCGTTCGGGCAGGCGGCCATTCATAATTGTATCGGAGAGCTCTCCCATTTGCCTGTTACTGTTTATGGCATCGACCTCGCAAAGTCCATCGATTGGACTGTCATGGTGGGTCTTGATGAACATGGAAGTGTTTGCGAATTCGAAAGATACCAACTGCCGTGGGAAGAAACGGTGGCCTACATCATTAGGAAGGTCGGCATAACTCCCGCCATCGTAGACTCAACCGGAGTGGGCGATCCTATTGTCGAACGTTTGCAGAGAGACTTGCCGCACGTCGAGGGCTTTCATTTCTCCTCATCATCTAAGCAGAAACTAATGGAAGGGTTGGCGGTTGCGATCCAGAGTGGCGAGGTTGTTTATCCTGAAGGGCCAATTGTATCCGAGTTGGATTCCTTTGCGTTCGAGTACACCAGAACCGGAGTGAAGTATTCGGCGCCTGAAGGTTTGCATGATGACTGTGTCATGGCTCTGGCCCTTGCGGTGCATGGTAGATCCGTCGCACCTGGTGTGGGCGTATGGTAACAAAACCTCTCCGGTGTAAGAATTGCAACAGGCTTCTAGCAGAAAAAGCCGCGAGGGGAACAATAATCGTATGCCCTCGGACGAAGTGCAAAACAAGAAACGAGGTGAAATGATGAGTAAGAAATGCGGTGCCTGTAATCACGCCGAATCATCCCATCGGAAACACTATCCGGCATTCATCCTCGGCCCACCGAAGCGAACCCCACTATATGAAAGGTGCCAGACCTGTGAGGCAAATCCGTGGCGGCAAAAAAGAGGCTACCATATTCATGATTTTACAACCGAGAAGATGCTACTCCGAGAGGGAGCCTTTAGGAAGTGGCGGCTCCTGAGCGCAAAGGGCATATTTAGAGATGCCGCCAATAGGCTTACGACTCTTGCAGGGAAAGCGCGGCCAATCTAGAAATAGGAAAGAGCGTTACTCCCTTGCATTGAAAGTAACGCCCCCGTCCATAGGTGGATAAACGAAGAAAGACACCTATGAGCCTTTAGTTTAGCCGACGAGTTTATGATTCACAACCTTTCAGCTTTTGCCATGACAACATCAATGCCCGCCAATAAAAAGCTATGCTATAATCGCTGACAACTAGCGCTATGCCCTTACAGCAAGGGGCAAATGAGTCGGCAACTGGCACGTCCGCGAACCTTCGGGTTGAAGCCGTGAGGATTGAATGCCGACCTTCCGACTCTGGCCTTTCCAAAAACAGGAACCCGACTTTGACATCGCGGCATCGGTTCCGCTTGTTATGGATCTATCGGCGGTGCAATATCCGGACGATAACTACAAGAACTTCGCATCCCAAGGTTATGGAAGAAACGAGATAGTTCACGCTTGTATACGTGAACTGGCACAGGGCGCCGGATCCGCTCGATACTTCGTCGGTAATGAAGATGCAGAAGGCGGCATAGTCGAGGACAAAACCGGTCCACTCGCCCTACTATTGGAAAGACCCAATACAAACCAAGATTGGAATAGGTTCCTCGCCGATCTAGTAACGTTTTTACAGGTGGCGGGAAATGTTTATATCCTCAAGGAACGCGCCAGAAATAACCAGGTAACCGCGTTATGGTTGTTAAGACCAGATCGGGTCGCCGTTCAACCAAGGGATCGAGGCGTTAGTTCTTACAGCTACGAGATCAACGGCGCAGAATATCAACTGGCGTCAGAAGATGTAGCCCATCTCGCCCTGCCGAATCCGTCCGGTGACGTATATGGACTTTCTCCTCTCCACGTACTAGCCAAGACGATTAACCTAGACTTGTCCATGACAGACTTTGCAAAGGCGTACTTCCAGAACGCGGGTGTTCCGTCCGGTCTGCTAAAGGTGCGCCGCAGGTTAACGTCTCAGGAAGAGGCAACTCGAATAAGGGCGAGGTGGCGCTCCAGTTTCGGCGGCGCACAGAATATGCATAACGTTGCGGTACTGGACGAGGATGCCGAGTACGTACCGATGAGTGATAGCCCTGAGAAGATGGCCCTCGTTGATATGCACAATAGTACCGAGAGTCGAATCTGTGCGGTTTTTGGAGTGCCGCCCATCCTAATCTCTGCAAACGTTGGACTCCAAAGATCCACATTCTCAAACTATCGCGAGGCTCGATTCTCCTTTCACTCTGAAACGCTCGAACCTCTAATCAATGACATCGTGCGCTACCTGAACTTCTGCCTATCCTACGAGTTCCCGAACGAGGGAAAGGTTATGGCAGATTTCTCAGAGATGCGTTCCTTCCTTGATGACAAGGATTCCGTGACTACAAGGGCAACCGGACTTTTTCAATCGGGCATTATTACTCTTAACGAGGCCAGAGCTCTTGTTGGTCAAGATGCCGTGGACTCCGGAGACGTTCGAAGAATTCCCGCCAACATCATCGAGGCGGATTCGTTCGAGTCGGCAGAGGCGTTGGCAATCCAACAGGCGGGTACAACTAACGCCCTGAAAGAAGGGCAGAAAGCGGCACCTCGTATAGCCTCTGGAGCCATGAGACTTAGGCGGTCTTTACTAGAGGATCGAGAAAAGTTAACGGATAAGATGGAAACAGGGATCCGGCGTTATCTCGTTAGGGTGCAGAATGCGGCGGACGGTGTTCTTGGCCGCTATCTGGATCGCGGCTTGGATGAGTCCAAGGAATTCCCATTCTCATGGGGCGCCCTTGTTCCCGATGCTGAAGAAGGAGAATTAAGTAACATCCTCCAACGGGTATACGGAGAGGTTGCCGCCAATACGTTCGAACATGTTAATGAATCCAACATTGCGGGTTTTCTAGCTTATTCCGAGAAGATCCCTGCTGTGCAGAGGATCCTAACATCTTCGGTGACGAGGGCGAAAATGATACACCGCACTACTAGAAAGATCGTACAAGGTGCCGTAACTACAGCGCTAGAACGAGGCTACAACATCGAGCAACTTGCAATGGGCGTACCCGATGAAAAATTTCCAGGCATTAAGGCGACCTTAAAAGAGACGAAGGTAAGGGCCAGACTTATAGCCCGCACCGAGGTAATGAGATCTCAGAACTTATCATCATTGGCCCATTTCAACACACAGGGATTCGAATACATGAGGGCGGATGACGTCGATGGCGGTGAAGATGACAACTTCGTGGATCCAGGTGATCCATATGGGCGGACCTGCATCGAAAGACAT